AAAGCAAACACCGCCAGAGACCTTCTAACACGCCTCCAGACTGGTTATGAGAATTTGCCCAAGTGGTTGCAACAAGGCGTCTTGTCGTGGAACAAGGGATCCTTAGAACTTGAAAATAAGTCAAGAATCACTGCGGCATCAACATCAGCATCTTCTATTCGTGGTGGAACTTATAATATAATCTTTCTAGACGAATTTGCGTTTGTTCCAAATACTGTTGCGGAAAATTTCTTTAGTTCAGTTTATCCAGTAATTACATCAGGTCAATCATCTAAGGTTATTGTTGTAAGCACTCCATATGGTATGAATCATTTCTACCGTCTTTGGGATGATGCTCAAAAGAAAAAAAATGAATATATTCCAATTGAAGTTCACTGGACTGATGTTCCAGGAAGAGATGAAGAGTTTAAAAGATCAACAATTGCAAACACAAGTGAAAGTCAATGGAGACAAGAATTTGAGTGTTTATTTTTAGGTTCTTCAGATACTCTTATATCTGGTCCAATATTAAATAGATTAGTATTTGACAATCCTAAAAATTCAAGTGCAGGATTAGATGTTTATGAAGATCCTCAAGAAGATCATACTTATGTAATTACTGTGGATGTTGCTCGTGGAGTTGAAAAAGATTATTCTGCATTTATAGTAATTGATGTATCTCAATTTCCACATAAAGTAGTATCAAAATATAGAAATAATCAGATAAGACCTATATTATTTCCTCAAATAATAAAGGAAATTGCTTTATCATATAATAAAGCATACATTCTTTGTGAGGTTAATGATGTTGGTGATCAAGTAGCTGCAGGACTCCATTATGACTTAGAATATCCAAATTTGCTCATGAGTTCGATGCGAGGAAGAGCAGGACAAATTTTGGGGCAAGGATTTTCCGGAAAAAAAGTTCAACTAGGGGTAAAGATGTCTAAAACAACCAAAAAAGTTGGATGTTTAAATTTGAAAACATTAATTGAAGATAATAAAATTACATTTACAGATTTTGAAATCATAAACGAGTTAACAACTTTCGTTCAAAAAGGAAATTCATTTGAGGCAGAAGATGGACGAAATGATGATTTAGTTATGTGTCTGGTAATGTACTCTTGGTTAATTCTTCAAGATTATTTTAAAGAACTAACTGATCAAGATATAAGAAAAAAAATATACGAAGAACAAAAAAATCAAGTTGATCAAGATATGTCACCGTTTGGATTCATAGTTGATGGAATAAACGAAGAAAATACCTTTGTTGATAAAGATGGTGATAGATGGTTCACTGATGAATATGGGGATATGTCATATATGTGGGATTATAGTCGTTAAAAATTTGTAAAGTATAAATATTTTTAGTAAAATGAGTTTAAGGAGCAAAAAATGGCTACTCCTCAATTATCTCCTGGAGTTCTTATTCGGGAAGTTGATTTAACTGTAGGTAGAGCAGATAATGTTTTAGATAACATTGGCGCTATAGCAGGTTCTTTTTCTATGGGTCCAATAGATGAACCTGTACAAATAGACACCGAACAAGAATTGCTGACGACTTTTGGAAAGCCTTCCTCCATATCCAATCAATATGAGTATTGGATGAGTGCTTCATCTTATCTGTCTTATGGTGGCATTTTAAAAGTAGTCAGAGTAGATGATCCTTCATTGAATAATTCTCATGCAGGAGTAAATACAACATCAGATGTTTTAAAAATAAAAAATCTGGATGATTATAATTTGGAGCATTCAGATGATGATGGTCAACCATTTTATTTTTCTGCAAAGACTCCTGGGTCTTGGGCAAATAATTTAAAAGTTTGCTTTATTGACGATAAGGCAGATCAAATTATTGGATTAGGTACAGCAAATTTAGATGATTTAAACATAACTGTAGGTCTTGCTGTCACAACTCTATTAAATCTTGAAATACCAGGAAATGGGGTAGTAAATGTTTTTAATGGATACTTAAAAGGAATAATTACTGGATTAGTAAATGATCCTTCAAATGGTAAGAGCTCAATAGATGTCAAAATAACATCAAGAGTGTCTAGTAGTGGAGTAGAAGATCAAATTAGTTATGCTGAAAATGATCCAGCATCATCTATTCAATCTCAAGATACTCTTTATTTTGTTAATAGTTCTGGCACTAATATAGGTTTAGAAAATGTTTTAGGATTTATTGAGGCATTTTCTTTATCTGATAGTACAACAATCATTAGTGAAGCAAATGAAGTATATACTGGAATAACAACAGTTGGGGGTTCTGGTTCTGGAGCATCTTTTACTGTAACCAGAGATTCTAGTGGAGTAATTAGTTCTGTAGAAAAAGTTGAGGGAGGTTCAGGATATCAAATTTCTAATGTATTGACAATACCGGGATCATTGATTGGAGGAGGTGGAAATATTGGTGAAATTACTGGAGCAGGTACTACTGTCGGTTCTGCATCAACTTACACTGGATTAACTGGAACAACTTCTGGATCTGGAATCGGGGCAGAATTTACTATTGAAAGAAATGATGATGGAAATATAATTTTATTTAGTATTGAATCTGCTGGGAGAAAATATCAAGTTGGAGATACAATTACTATTTTGGGTTCAGAAGTTGGCGGTGAGGATGTAACGGATGATGTTACTTTAACCGTAAGTACTATTCTTGATATAGATTTATTGGAAATAACAATTACTGATATTTCTCAACCAACACAATTATCTGCTAGTTCTTCACTTGATTGGTATAATCAGCAAACTTTGGGTTTAGAAAATTCTAGTGGTATTTTTTGGAGATCAATTGCAGATAAACCAAGAACAACAGATTATTCATTGCAAAGAAGTAGTAAAAATGATGCATTACATATTGTAATAGTTGATGATGGTGGAAAAATAACTGGAATACAAGGAAATATTTTAGAGAAACATTTAAGTCTATCCAAGTCAAGAGATGCAGTTTCTTCAGTTGATTCTCCCATCAAAATATGGTATAAAGATTATCTTTCAACTTATTCAAACTACATCTATGCTGGAGCAAATCCATCTTCATCCGTAGATTTGGTGCAACAAACTTTTCCATCTGTTAGTGGATTTTCTCAGGAATTTACTCCCTTAACTATTGCTGATGGAATTTGGGGAACAAATGCTCAAGGAACTGTATTCAATTCAATTGGTAATAAAACTTATAATCTTTTAGGTGGTGCTGATTATGCATCTGGAACAGCAACACTATCATCTTTAATTAATGGTTATAATTTGTTTGCAAATAAAGATGAAATTGCAGTTGATTTTCTTATCTATGGGCCAAGTCTTGTATCAGAATCTGAATCTCAAGCAAAGGCTAATTATTTAATTTCAATTGCAAGTAGCAGAAAAGATTGTATTGCAGTAATTTCTCCATATAAAACTGGAGTTGTAGATGTTTTAAATTCGGATATTCAAACAAGCAATATTATTAGATTTTTCACTCAATTAGCTTCCTCATCGTATGCAGTTTTTGATAGTGGATATAAATACACTTATGATAGGTTTAGAAATAAATTTGCATATATTTCTTGTAATGCTGATGTTGCTGGACTGATGGCAAGAACAAACTTAAATTCTTATCCTTGGTTCTCTCCAGCTGGACAACAAAGAGGAGTATTAAATAATGCAGTAAAACTTGCATATAATCCAAATAAAACCGAAAGAGATTTACTTTATTCTAATAGAATTAATCCAATTATAAACCAAACTGGTTCTGGATTTGTTCTTTTTGGTGATAAAACAGCTCTTGGTTATGCATCAGCATTTGACAGGATTAACGTTCGCAGACTTTTCTTAACTGTAGAGCAGGCATTAGAAAGATCTGCAAATGCACAACTATTTGAATTTAATGATGAAATTACAAGATCAAATTTTGTAAATATTGTAGAACCATACTTACGTGATGTTCAGGCAAAGCGTGGAATATTTGATTTTAGAGTTATTTGCGATGAATCCAATAACACTCCGGATATAATTGATAATAATGAATTTAGAGCTGACATATTTCTTAAGCCTGCCAGATCAATTAATTATGTCACCCTTACTTTTGTTGCAACTAGAACAGGTGTGAGTTTTGAAGAAGTTGCTGGAAGTGTTTAATTTTATTAACTAATAACAAAAGGAGGAACCTAAAATGGCAACAATCCCAACTAGAGGAATTTCATCTTTTAAATCTAAGCTTTCTGGTGGAGGTGCAAGACCCAATCTATTTGAGGTCGCTGTTACATTTCCACAATTAACTCCAGGTTTATCTATTCAGAGAGATGGTGGAAATTCAACATTTGATATAGATAAGTTTAGATTTTTATGCAAAGCAGCTGCATTACCAGCATCAAATATTGCTCCGATAGATGTTCCATTTAGAGGAAGAATATTAAAAGTTGCTGGAGATAGAACATTTGATACTTGGACAGTTACTGTAATTAATGACGAAGATTTTACTAGTAGAAGATCATTTGAAGCATGGATGCAAAATGTGGCTCAATATGAAAATCATTCAGGTTTGACAAATCCAGGTTCTTATATGGGTAATGCTACTGTATATCAACTTGGAAGATCACGTTCAAGAAGACAAACTTCTTCTAACTCAAATCCAAACGCACCTATTCTTGCTCAATATAAATTTGTTGATATTTTTCCAACAAATATATCTCAAATTGATCTTTCTTATGATACTAGTGATACAATTGAAGAATTCACAGTAGAGTTTCAAGTCAATTACCTTTATCCAGAGCGCCGAGGTGCTGGATAAATAGAACGAATATAGTAAACTTAAATTATGGCAAAATTATTTGGATTTTCTATTGAAGATAATTCAAGACTAACTTCATCTGTAGTTTCCCCCGTCCCTCCTAATAATGAGGACGGGGTTGACCATTACTTAACAAGTGGATTTTTTGGTTCTTATGTAGATATAGAAGGTGTCTACAAAACTGAATTTGATATGATGAAAAGATATCGTGAAATGGCACTTCACCCTGAAGTTGATAGTGCCATTGAAGATATTGTTAATGAGGCAATTGTATCAGATACCAATGATTCTCCCATTCAAATAGAACTTTCTAATTTAAATGCAAGTGATGGAATTAAAACAAAAATAAGAGAAGAGTTTAAGTATATACTAGAATTATTAGATTTTGATAAAAAATCTCATGAAATTTATAGAAATTGGTATACTGACGGAAGATTATATTATCATAAAATAATTGATTTTAAAAAACCTCATGAGGGAATCAAAGAATTGCGTTATATAGATGCAATGAAAATGCGTTATGTACGTCAGAAAAAAAAGACTAAGCAAGATGAATTTAATATTTCAAATAAAAATTTTAATGATTCTGTGGAATTTTCTTTTCCAGAAATAGAAGAATATTTTGTATATAATCCTAAAGGATATTTTAATACCGCTGGTGTTGTTGGTAGTATTTCAGGTGGTAATAATAGTTCTGGTGGCATAAAAATTGCAAAAGATGCAATAACTTATTGCACTTCCGGATTAGTTGATAGAAATAAAAATACAGTTTTATCATATTTACATAAGGCAATTAAATCACTCAATCAACTTCGAATGATTGAAGATTCTTTAGTGATTTATAGACTTTCAAGAGCACCCGAAAGAAGAATTTTTTATATTGATGTTGGCAATCTCCCAAAAGTAAAAGCAGAACAATATCTTCGTGATGTTATGATGCGATATCGTAATAAACTTGTATATGATGCAAGCACCGGAGAAATTCGTGATGATAAAAAATTTATGAGTATGTTGGAAGATTTTTGGTTACCTAGACGCGAAGGTGGTAGAGGAACTGAAATTACTACTCTTCCTGGGGGGCAAAATCTTGGAGAAATCACTGATATTAATTATTTTCAAGAAAAACTTTATCGTTCTTTGAATGTTCCAGTTACCCGAATTGGTGGTGAAGGAGGATTCAATTTAGGTAGATCATCGGAAATTTTAAGAGATGAATTAAAATTTACTAAATTTGTAGGTAGATTGAGAAAAAGATTTTCTGCAATGTTTGCGGATATGCTAAAAACTCAACTTATCTTAAAAAATATTATTACTCCAGAAGATTGGAAAATAATGAGTGAGCATATACAATTTGATTTTCTTTACGATAATCATTTTTCAGAACTTAAAGACGCGGAGTTGATGACGGAAAGATTAAATATGGCCGCTACTGCTGAACCTTATATTGGAAAGTATTATTCTCAAGATTATATAAGAAGAAAAATTCTCCGTCAAACTGACGAAGAAATTATTGAGCAAGACATTCTTATACAAAAAGAAATTCAAAATGGAATTATCCCTGATCCAAATGCACCAATAGATCCAGAAACTGGTCTTCCTATTCCTACACAGAATACCGGTGATAATATTAAAGGAGAATCTGGAAAAGTACCAATTGAACCTCAATTAGATGACTCTGCTGTAAATGCTCCTACTAAATAATACACTAAATACTTTATAGTTGTTGTTTTTAACTTTTATGGACGAATTAATGGATATGATTATGACCGATGAATCACCATCAAGTGTAAGTGACAAGATTAAAGAAATTTTATTTGCTAAGTCAGCAGAAAAAATAGATTCTTTTAGACCAGCAGTCGCTGCATCATTATTTGCTGATGATCAAACAGAAGAAAGTTAGTTAAATTAAATGTCTTATTTTAATTGGGACGAAAATTTTGAACTTAATGTAGCAAGAGGTAAGGTGCGTGGAGCATCTGCTATTCATAAGTTTGGTGCTGTTCCAGCAT